TTTTTTTTTTTTTTTTTTTTTTTTTTTTGCTGATTTTATTGAAGGGTGCTTGAAAAACCATACGCAAATCAATCTCAGGATTCTGTTCCTTAACTGCTTTAACTTTGCGACGGTCAGCACTATCCCAGTATCCCTTACATTCCAGCCAGATCCCATTCGGTAGAACGAAATCTGGCGTATAGGAATGATGGATTACATACGGAACTTTTGTGCTTTCGTATTCATACTTGACACCTAGCTCGACGAGAAGGTCAGCAACCTTCTCCTCCAGCCCAGATCTGAATGCCATCTAATTTTATTGAGTTTTTAAGGTAAGAAACGCCTCGATACTTAAGGAGTTGCTCACGTTGAGCAGCTTTTTGTTCACGGACACGTTGACGAAGTTCGACTTGTGGCATGATTAATTCCTTGAGTACCTGATCCCCGTTCCATGATCAGATGTTATGCGTCTATGTAAGATTCCAATACAATCTTGGTGAATTGCAATGCCAAGTAATCAATTGATTCTTGTTCTTCTGGATCACCACCAGGCCATCGTTCTTTGTAGACACGTAATGCGTCACGAAGAATGACAGCGGCGTCAGTTGTAAGTGTAATGTTATACATAGATGAACGTACGTTTCTTAGCCGATTACTGGGGCTGTGAGAGCAACAGGATTGCTATCAACAGCAGCCAAATCAAGAGGGAAGTTATGTGCATTACGCTCATGCATTACCTCTAAACCAAGACCAGCTCGGTTGAGGATGTCAGCCCATGTATTAATCACATGACCATCACGGGAGACAATTGATTGATTAAAGTTAAAACCATTTAGGTTGAATGCCATCGTAGACACACCAAGGCTGGTAAACCAAATGCCAACAACAGGCCAAGCGGCAAGGAAAAAGTGGAGAGAACGACTGTTGTTAAAACTAGCGTACTGAAAAATAAGCCGACCAAAATAGCCGTGCGCTGCAACGATGTTGTAGGTCTCTTCTTCTTGACCAAATTTGTAACCATTGTTTTGAGATACATCTTCAGTTGTTTCACGAATAAGCGAAGATGTGACCAGAGATCCATGCATAGCTGAGAACAATGCACCCCCAAAAACACCAGCAACTCCCAACATGTGGAAGGGGTGCATGAGTATGTTGTGCTCGGCTTGGAAAACCAGCATAAAATTAAAAGTACCGGAAATGCCAAGAGGCATACCGTCTGAAAAGCTACCTTGTCCAAACGGATAAATAAGGAAGACAGCAGCCGCCGCAACGACTGGCGCAGAGTATGCAACAAAGATCCAAGGCCTCATCCCTAATCTGTAACTGAGTTCCCACTCACGTCCCATATAGCAAAGGACACCGAGCAAGAAGTGGAAGACGACCAATTGGTATGGTCCGCCATTATAAAGCCATTCGTCCATAGAACTTGCTTCCCACACAGGGTACAAGTGCAGACCGATGGCGTTGCTGGAAGGCACGACAGCGCCGGAGATGATGTTATTTCCATACATCAATGAACCTGAGACAGGCTCACGAATTCCGTCAATATCGACGGGTGGCGCTGCAATGAACGCCATAATAAAACAAATAGCAGCAGCTAGTAAACACGGAATCATCAGTGTTCCGAACCAGCCGACGTAAAGACGGTTATTTGTGGACGTCACCCACGAACAGAAGTCCTCCCAGGTTTGAGAGGCAGGCTGTTTAATTGAAATAGAACTCATAATTAAAAACCAACCCACCCACCACAATTAGTAAATCAGAAGTTGTACTTCAGACCTACTTTTGTGCCGTAGCTGTTATCCTCATCACCCGTAATGAATGACACTTCACCGTAGGCTCCGAGTTTCTCCGTCAATCCAACGGATCCACCTGCTTTCCCTGAAAGCTCTACGGAGGTATCTCCTGAATCGGGAGCGACGATACTAGGTCCCCCCTGGATATACCAGTTAGACCCTTCATAACCAATATGGTTGTCAATAACCGAGCCGAGATAATCAGACCCAGAAGTTGCAGAGTTAGACTCTACATTCACGTAGGGACCAGCAATTGCGGCACCATGTGCCATGCCGAGGAGGAGACCGGCAGCGATAATAGATTTCATGTGTTGTTAATTAAGCTTTTTTAGCAGTTTTAGCAGAGCGTTTAAAGTTAGCAGCCGTGGGTGCTCCTTTAGACCCAGGCTTTCTCATTTTTTCACCACTACCACCAGCAATACGTTTGCGTTTGGCGTGGATGTTTGCATACAATCCAGGCTTAGCCATTAGTATTTTTTACCAGCAGGTTTTTTAGTAGGCTTTTTCTTTTTTGCAGTAGCAGCAGCCTTCATACCAGCTTTGGTATAAGGATACTTTTTACCGTTGACCATTGGCATTACCAAACTCCGGGAATGATTTGTCCAGTCAAGGCGTACGCACCAAGCGCAGCCATGACACCTAGCATTGCCAGGCGTCCGTTGAGCTTTTCAGCTCGTTCGTTTTGTGTTTCTGTTACGTCCATAACTTGCATTGGTGGTTCTTTTGCGTAGATGTTTGTGCGTCCGCCGTCTTCAATAACAGTGGTCAAAAGTCATCCTCATCGTGAGTGGTTACATTAGGTTCGCTTGTTTTGAACCCTTGTGTTTTACCGAATAGATCAGCAACATCAGCAGGAGCCATGTCACCTGTATCAACACCAGCTTGACCGTTACAAGTAACGACCTGTACACCAACAAGTTTTAGTGATGTACCGTAGGTGGTTTGATCTTTAAGGACATAAGGTTTTTGATAGAACGCCAGTTTTACTTGGCTTCCAGAAAAGATAGGTGTTCGTGTATCAGTGACTGGTGTCCCTTCAGTGTCAACGATGGGAGGTTTAGCCTCTTCATTCCAACTGAATTTAACAATGTACTTACCTTCTGATACCTCTTCCCAAGGTTCAGGTCTTTGTACTGAACGCTTTGGATTTTTTAGTTTTGACTCGCACCATTTGACGAGGTCAGCACGGTCATCTTCTAGTTTATGAATCAATTCATCGTCAACAATAGCCTTCAATGAATAACCAAACTTAGACGGTTGCATTACAGCCTGGTATCCATCAAGGACAACAGGCTCTGGAGTTACAAATGTATTACGTGGCATTAATGATTGACTTAGTGGATTAGTTGAAAATAATTAGAGACGCAGCGCTTTGTGCATTCTCTGGCTTGATTGCTTGACGAACAAATTTGTTGTTCATTGCAGACTTACGGAGTTTTTCAAGCAGTTTTGTTGCTAGGTCAAACCTGATAATTGGGTTAAGAATTTGTCCACGTAAACAGCGAACAACAAGACTACGCATGTAGTCAGCAGCAGTAATTTTGTGGTACGAATGCTTGCGACCTTTTACAGCTGCAGCAGCTTCCTTTTTACAATCAAGTAGTTTGTACAAAGAACAGACAGGAGTCTTACCAATAAAATCGATTCCTGTGTACAAGGTGAAGCGTTTGTCAGTGTGATAAAGTCCTCGATGTTCAACACCGCCAGTAACAGTGTTTCCACTTAAGGTGCTCATCGCTGCGATAACGTTATTAAGTGTTGTACCAAATACGTTGATCTGATAAGCAGGGTTGCGGTGCATTTCCGCAAAAGCTAAAGCGTCCATTAGTTGATGGGTGAAATAAGTAAGTCAATGAGCTGTTTACGCTCATCGGTTGATAGTTCAGGAAGTAGATTCCTGATAATTGTTAGCGGCTTATGGTCTTGCCAAAAGCCTTCCTGATTTATGAACCCGTACTCCTTCATGGCAGCAGCACAGGCTTGATCATTGAATGCAGCGTGTGCAGTCAATGCTTCAACACGTATGTGTAAACCTTCTAGACATTCATCTTTTTCTACTTCAGTGAGCGAACTACTGTCAATCTCGAAGTCTTCGTTAATTAGTGAGCGAACCTTTTCGACAATCGCATCGTTTGGAGTTGGTGAGGAATTAGACAGGTCCACGATCTGCTCCTTCACTGCAACGGGAGCCTTAGCGTAAGCCTTGACATCACGTTGTGTAGGAAGCAGAGATGAAAGGACCTCAGGGTTTTCCACAGGGATCGGACTCTGGAGTCCAATCTTTGATTTATGGTAAGTCTGCTCTGGAAGCAATCCTACCTGACGGCATCGATCTTGGATCTTCCGTAGATAACCTTCTGACTTGTGGCATCGCTGATCATCTAAAGCCTTTAGTCCTTCATGCAGTTGCTTAACGGTGCCACCAGCAGTGACATAAGCAGCTACATGTTTTCGTAGTTCAACCTCACCTTCAGCGATCTTGACCAGAGCTGATACAACACCGTTGAAGGCGGAGGTCGTGTCAAGTTCATATGTCATACATCAACAGAAAAAATAAGTGGATTCAATTACTGACTCAGGTTTTAACGTGTCAATAATCGGTGGTTCAGATTCAGCGCCAATTTGTTGCGCCCAATCCGTTAGGTAGTCATGCTCCGCAAATAGGTGCATGTATGTTTCACGAATGATTTGTGAAAGCACAGACATGTCAGTAGCACGACAAAGTACCGAGTCGTGTATGAGGGAAATCGGAGCGTTGAAGCGTATTGCAGATAGGTGTAAAAGGGATGCATCAAGTGAATGAATTAGATTTGGTGCAGTTGCATTTTTGTGGTGTCTTTTATCAACTTCATCAGTGTCACCTTCTGCAACTGTTACCTTGCAGCTACCAAGTAGTTGTAATTCAATACGTTTGGTATCTTTCTTCATTAGTTTCTGTGTTACCACGAAACCTGAAGGTGTGACCCAATTAAGAGATTCTGCACCACGATCAATAGCATTACTAACTTCTTTCTCAATCCATTTCATGACTTGCATGGGACCAGGAAAGATCTTATCCATTGCAGAACGTACTGCCTTGACAACCTCAGTTAGATCGTCCTTGTCAATTTCAAATCCTTTTTCTTTTAAAGCATCTCGTATGTACGATCTGTTTGAAAAAGGTTTTGCGTTGTAAGGAATCGTAAGACACGTCCTTTTTGTCACCTTTCTGTCCATGTATGGACGGATGTGTTCTGGTACATGAGGTTTTGCCTCTTCAGCAATGACCTTGTAAGCGTCTTGTGGTCTTAAACCAGGTAAAACATTGACAAGCTCGGCTGTACCAGCACAGCGACATAATCCGGCTAGGATTTGGAGTCCCGATGCAGTTGCGTCCACTGCGACCGGCAGATTTGTGTACTGACGATCACATTTAATGACACAATGATAGAACTCATCACATGCAGCGAGAAAAGTCCAAGGCTCCGATGCTGCTTCCCATTTAGGTAAGTTACCGATTGGATCTTCAGCAACACGACTAATTAAATCGTGGTTCTCATCAACCCATGACAACCGATCAGCCATGGTGTCCTTATCTAGGCCGTTTCCATACGTTGTTGCTACTTGAAAGGCTAACCATTCTTCAGCTTCAGGCGTCACAAAATCGTGATTGTGAAATTTTAAAAGTGATTTACCAAAGTCAGTATCTTGTGGCGACAAGTATGGAGCAATAGGATAACATCTTCCACGGTAATCTAGGCTCCAACAATGAAAGAACTTGTCTTCATCCTTGAATCTTTCCACCGCATTCATTGTCATCCTTGTTCGACATGACTTTTGAAATGCTTGAGCGTTGATGTTGCAAACCTCTGAGGCTCGTCGCCTGTAATCGTGACGTGCTTCCCGATTGGTAGCAATGTCAGGAGGCTTTGGTGGAAGAGGTATTTCTACAATTGGTATGAACTTACCTACTGCAATTCCTTTCTCCATCAGTGTTTCTGCAACACCAACAATGAAAGGGTTCAACGTATAAGCAACCTTCTGAATCTTGTTCAGGAAGGCGACAGGTGTTTCTCCCTGTCCCATGT